ACCTTCTTTGCCTGGAGGTCCACTTGTTGTACCACCTGGTCCTGTAGGTCCACCACCATTTTGTGGTCCTTTGCCTGACGGATCTTTTTTGGCTTGAAAGTCTTTTAATTGTTGATTAATAGATAGATCAGGTATTCCTGCATCTTCAAATGCTTTGTCTGTTAAAGCTACTCCACCCATAATTGCTGCATCTTGTAATGCTTGATTTGGATTTTTACCTTCTTGTAAAGCTTTATTATAAACATCTGCTATTTGTTGAGTAGCTACTTTTGTATTAATACCAAAATCTTTTAATGCTTTTTGATCACTCATAGTTCCTAACTGTCCAAGTAATCCAAATGCTGGATTTACCATTCCTAATGCTAAGTTTCTTGCTAGACTAGTATCAACATCTGATGCAAGTTGTCCAAAATTTCTAGTATCTGCTGCAAAGTTAGATTGTCTATTACGCCCTTCACCGCCTCTTTGTGCTGATAATGCTTGACCCATCACAGGTGATATTTCATCTGGAATCGGTCTACCATCTGAACCAATCAAACCTTCTCCTGCATCATATATAGTCTCAAATGTTGGTACTTCATATTCAGGAACATTTGTAGTTACTTGTCCAGTAACAGGATCAACAGAAAAAGTGACTCCTTCTCCAGGTGTAGTTGTAGGAACCATTGTAGTATCAAAACCAGATCCAGTTAATAATCCTTCATAACTTGTTCTTGCTGCATTGAATGATGCTTCTGCTGGTGTTGGATATCTTAGAGCTTCATATCTAGCTCTTATACGATCAAAGTCTGCTGGGTTCCCTATTAACATTATCTATAACCTTCTTTTATTGCTTCTATGTCTATACCTTGTGCATCATTCCAAGTTGTTGATGCTGGTATCTGCATATTAAATTTAAAATATCTTGCACTTTTATGAAATGGTATTGTACCTGTTCCGTGCATACTTACAACAGGTGATGTAGTAGATTGTGAATCTCCTACTCTATTTCTAAATGTAAGTGATCCAGTTGCTGATGTTGTATCTACAATAGGTCTTACATGAGTAATTAATGATCTATTCTGTGGAAATACTTCTGTCTCGCCTGTTCCTATTTCACAGGCAAGGTTATCACCTTCAAATGTTCCAAACTTATTTGTAGTATCAAATACACCTAATGATCTTAAACCACCTACAAATATATCACTATCAAGTGGTACATTAATTGCATCTAAATTATTAGAACCTGATGATGGGTAATTATCTAATTCATCAACAGTAAATCCAGGTGATATGTAGTTAAATATCATTTGATGTGATAGTTCTACAATAGACCATCTACCAGTTTCATAGTTGTAAACTATAATTTTATCTGTTACTCCTGATGCAGTAGATGGGTATGACCAACATACAAGTTTGTTAGCATAATCTACAGCAGCTCTTACTCTTTCTCTGTGTGCAAATCTAAGATCAGATTTAAAAAATCTATCTACTTTACCATTGCCAATGGGTTTTGATGCATTACCATCTGTAACTCTAAAACCATCTTCAGATAAAAAATATACAAGGTTTCCAACTTTAATAACTGTTTTACCTTGTACAGCTCCTATGTTGTCTTCAATACGTCTAAAAGAAAATATAACATTACCACCTCTATAGTCCATTCTGGTAATTCTATTCTCTTGGAATATTAAACCAAACTGTCCACCTGTTACACCAGTAACTACACCACCCTCTGGTAAGTCTTCAAAGTCTGCTTGATTTGTACCTGCTGTCCAACTAGTAGCATCATTAACTGATGACCATTGTACTCTGTTACGAGCAGTGGGTTGGAATCCTGTTACTACAAAATTATTAATTACTGCTGCATGTCTAAATGTAGGAGGTGATCCAGCTAATGCTGCAAAGTCTGTAGATGTATCTAATGTCCAGGCTCTTGGTGCATCAGCCCCATTAAAAGCTATAATGGTTTCTCCAAATTTTATAAAATCCCAATAACCATTTTCAGCTGTTGTATAGGTTACACCAGCACTTTCATCTACTACTGAGTTGGCTTGTATTTGATACAGCTTACTAGAATCACCAGCAAAGATAGTTACATTACCACCATCAGATGTAAATGATGCAGCCCCCTGACATCTATTATCTAATGCATTAGCTGTTGCTGTAGTTATATTCTTCCAAGGTCTATAACTATTTACAGCAGGATATACATTCTTTGCTTGTGTTGAACCAGGATTCATATGATCTGGTAGGTCTGGTAACCATTCTCCAAAAGGTACTTGCATTATTTTACATTATCAAAGTTGTTAATATTAATACCTGATCTTTGTACAAGAGGCGCACCGTTATATTTATCTAATGCATCTGCATCTTTAACTTGTTGTAATGCAGCTTCATACTGTGCTTTAAATTGTGCAACAGTTGCCTGATCCATACCTCTAATAAACGTAGAAGCAAAATATAATGCACCATATAGATAAACATCAGGATGATTAGTTAAAATAAAATTAGTAGCTGTGCTACCATCTATACTATCAAATGCTTTATAGAAAGTTAATCTAGCAGTAACAGCTGTATCAGGTACAGGACTAAATCTAAAGTTAGATCCTTCTATAGAAAATAGTCTTGGTGTTCCTACATTAGTATGACCCTGTGTATCAGCTTGGTGAAATGCTGTAGCTAGTTCTAATGTTTGATCTGGTGTAGAGCTTGTAACAATAAAACTTTTAACTTGTAAGAATCCTGTAGGTAGTGCTTCTGTTTCTGCATCTATTGTAAAAGAACTATTTACATTTTCCATAGCTCTTATTCTTAATCTTCTATTGAAGTCTGCTTCTGTTAAATCTATGAAGTCATCTATTTCAGATGTAAGATCATCTCTAGCAAGAAAGTTTGCTATTGCAGTTTTTAAATTTGTATAACTATCTAGTGCCATTATAATCTTTTATCTCCTGTTCTAAAGAACATATACTCATTACTGTTTACCATTTCTTTAATTATACTTCTTTGTTCTTCTACATTTAATTTATGAAAATTAGAATGTCCAAATCGTTCTTTAGTTTTTACTCTTAAAGCTATTAATGGTATTTGAGCTATGCGTTGTAGATCACCTTTTTGAGTAACATTATTTTGTGACCATTTATTTTGTTCTAATATATTTGTTGTATCTTGTGTGCTTTTAACAACAAGTTTACGAGTGCCTCTATCTATATGGATAGGTTGATTCTTATCATATGGATTCTCTGTCATACAACTACAACAGTACCAGTAACAGTAATTGTAGCTGCAAATGTAATTGGTCCTGCAAATACAGCACTAGTAATGATTTGATCTTTGTTTATTTCAGAATCATGTTCATGTATTGTTTCACCTGCTGGTGCATCTCCAATATATTGAACTCCGCCTACTGATGATATTGTTGCCATTATATCTCCTATGTACTAATTGAATCAACAACTGATACCCATACATCAATACTGTCTGCTGTACCAGCTTGTCCTTTTAAAATATCTCCACTTTGTAAAACAAATTTAGCACCACCTTGTACCAGCTCTACTGAACTTGCAGGTGGTATAGATAAATCTTTTACTAGATATCTTGTTGTAGATCCACCCTCAGATACAAATACACTTACTGTAACTGTAGTGGTTAAAATGTTTGCTAGTCTTAAACCAACAACTGCATCATCACTATTGGATGTATATATTGTAGTCGCTGAGTTTGTTATCTGCGCTCCGTTTGATTCAAAGTCTTGTGCCATGTTTTCTCCTATAAAGCGATTGCCATTGCTACAGCTAAACCTTTACTAGCTTTGGCATCTAATTGTGTTTGTATTGCTGATGTTACGCCATTGACATAACCAATTTCTGTTGAGGTCGTAGTAGCTGCTGATACATCACCACTACCATCTGATACTAATGCTCTTGATGCTGTAAGGTTTTCCATCTTACTAAATGCTATAGCAGCACTAGATTTGATGTCAGCATTAACAATATTAGTAATTGTATTATTATCTGAGTCTATTGATTTATTAGTTAGTGTATCTGAAGAACTAGCAGTAATACCACCAATGTCTGATAATACTTCAGTAGTAGATCTACTCTCTAATCCGTTAGCTGTGAACCTAGCATATTCATCATCAGCAACACTAGAACTATCAATCTTAACTGCATTTGTATTACTGATACCGAAAGTAAGTGATGCCTGTCCACCAATATCACTAAGTACTTCACTAGCTGATCTACCTTCAATAGATGTACCTGCTACTCTTAGGAAATCATCATCGGCTACACCACTTGTAAAGATAGGAATATTAGTATCTGATATACCAAAAGTTAATGCAGCCTGACCTCCTATGTCACTTAACACCTCAGAGGTGCTACGACTTTCAAGACCATTAGCTGTAAATCTTGCGTACTCATCATCAGCTACAGAGCTACTATCTATTTTTACAGCATTGGTATTACTTATACCAAATGTCAAAGCTGCTTGACCGCCTATGTCTGATAAAACCTCTGAGGCAGAACGACCTTCAACACTTGTTCCTGCTATTCTTAAAAAGTCATCATCAGCTACACCAGATGTAAACTGAGGTACATTTGTGTTACCAATACCAAATGTTAGTGATGCTTGTTTACCATCAAGCTGTGTTTGTATATCACTTGATACACCATCAAGTCTTTGAAACTCTGCATTAGATACTGAACCATCTCCAAGTTTTGCAGCATCTATTGCTGTTGGTAAATTAGCTGCGGATACACTTACAACTAAATCAATAGTACCATCAGCATCTTCATATGTTGCAGTAATATCAGTCTCAGTATTGCTACTAAACATAGCTCCAACAATATCTTCTATTGCTTCTGTAGTTACACCTGCATATGATTTTACATTAGCTGCTGTTATCTTTTTAGTTTGTCCTGCATCTGTATCTACAATAGCAAATATATCATCATCTGCTGGTGTTGATAATGCTGTCAATTCACTTATTTTACTGTCTGCCATGTTTTTTCCTTAATGATTGTTTAGCTTTTTTTGCAATATTAACTACCTGATTTTTACCCATAACTTTTGCTCTTTGTTCCATTACAGTTAAAATCTGTATCTTTCTTGCAAATGGTTTCTTAATATTCTTTACTTTTCTTACTGTAGCCCTAGCATCTGCTGGTGTAGCAAATTTTATTCTAACAGTATCTTTAGGGTTCTCATCTGTATAAAGTCTACGATTACTTCCCTTTGGTTTTTTTCCTGTTCCTACTTTTGGGTCTTTTGCCATTTTCTTTTTTCTTTAGAAGTTCTACAAGTTCTTTAAATGTCATTTACCTTGACCTCTATACTTTTTAAAACTTCTTCGTTTATGTTTATTCTTTGGTCTTGATCGTACACTATGTCCAATAGAAGTTCTTTTCTTTGGACCAGGTTCGTGTGCTGTAAAACTTTTTGCCTTCCTTGCCATTAGTTAGGTATTGGTCTGCCACTAAATACAGTACCAACTGCTTGTTCTAATTTAATATTATCTCCACCTTCAATCAACAAGTATGTTCCATCTTGTAACTTAATATTATCATTAGGTGTATCAGTTCTTCTATCTCTATACCTATCTTGTCCTCTGTGTGAAAACCTAGTAGCAATTGTCATTGTGTTAGTTCAGTTATCCTTGCAGTTCCATCTGTAGATCCAACTCTTAATACAGCTACTTTTGTAGCAGGAGTAACTCTAAAATATTCTGGTGTAAATGCAGGTACAATTAAACTTGATGACGTTGCAGTAGGTGAAGTTGCGTTCATTTCTACATAAGCATCAACAGTTGTAACAATTCTTATTTCTCTTGTTTGTGCATCAAATGCGTTAGAGGTTGCAGCAGATGAGCTACCAACAGCTACAGTTTGTGTAGTCTCTGTTTTAAATGTAGTAGGTGCTTTATAATCAGTCATAATTACTCCGATAACTCTGAAATGTACAATGAACCATTACCAGAAGATCTAATCACAGATATGATATTACCTGGTGCTACTTTAAAATATTCAAAATCTTTTGCAGCTAAAGGTGTCATAGCAGCAGTTGCTGTAACCGCAGGGTTGCTAATTGATATGTGGCAATCAGTTGTAGCGTACAATCTAACATATCTAACTTGATCTGATATAGCAGAGCTATTTGCAGCACTTGCTGTATAGTCTACTTTCTGTACAGTTCCTGTTAATTTATAATACATAATGTTCCTTAGAATGATTCTAAAGAGGGAGCCGAAG